AGTTGAGATTGATGGGGTGGAAAGTGCTATCCAATTGGATGACACCTACCCCGCAATCAACAACTGGCACACTGCCACAGAGTTTGCAATGCGTATGGCTGAACACGATCACCCAGATGCAAAGCAGATTGACTTTGTGGAGTGTTCTGAATTTGAATTAGAAGAATACCAAGAGTATGGCTACATACATGAAACACCGTTAGTGCTACAGTAAAAGGAGAAAACAATGGCAGCTAAGATTAAACTGACAAAAACTATGATGGATAAAAGCATTATTGATGCCAACAAATCTGTGCAAACGTTTTTGTTTGAAGACTTTGGCATGGACTACAGTGACAAATTTTTTACAGAAGAATGGTACGACACAGAAAAAGAAAGGACTGTGCGTAACAGTTTTACTGTCATAGGTGAATACATTGACGGTGAAGAAGCTAATATTAAATTCTATCGCAGTGCTAAACGTGGTGATAGACGCATCAGTATACAAAAGCTGAAGCAATATGCAGATGCAGGTAACGAAGTACGCCTGATATCAGACAGCGAAAGTGATGGCGATGGAACCCGTATATTTATATCAGTATACACATCTGGAGAAGAAACCAGTGCCGATTGATGATCCGTGTGATGATTGGTCGGACACACCTTTACCTAAGAGGAATGATAAATGATTGAAGCAGCATTGATGTGCCTTGCACTTAACGTATACTTTGAAGCACGTAGTGATACCATGACAGGGCAGTACGCTGTAGCCCAAGCGGTCATCAATCGTGTACAGTCTAGCAAGTTCCCTAATGATGTGTGTTCTGTGGTCAAACAGTCACGTAACGATGGCACATGTCAGTTCAGTTGGTACTGTGATGGCAAGTCAGACAAGCCAAGAGAACCCTATGCATGGGCCTATGCCCAGATGGTAGCAGCAGATGTAATTCTTGGTGAGACTGTTGATATAACAGAAGGAGCAACGCACTATCATGCAAATTATGTACGCCCCTATTGGGCTGACAAACTAGAATACACTGTGACTTATGGGTCACACCTGTTCTACAAATAACTAACACCAATTAGTAGGGCATTGTATGCCTTACATAACTATGGCACAGTTGCCACATACTTATCATAAGGAGAAAATAGTATGGCTTTAGATTTTAATAATGACCACATCATACCTGAGTACATGGACTTTGCAGTGGAGTTTGAACCCACTAAAGTGAAGGACAAGAAGTACGTCATCAATGCTACATCAGGTGAGTACCTTGGTGTAGTGGGTAGCACATTTACTTGTGCCTCACATGGTGACTTCTATCGTGGTGTCCTTGACACTGTGACTGAGGAACTAACTAGCCATGAGGTAGCAGATGCCAAGATGAACTGGCGTACTGCACGTAATGGTGCATGGGCTATGCTTGACATTACCCTGCCTAACATGAAGAAAGTTGTGGAGACAGACAAGCACACCACAGAGATTGGCAATCGTATTATATCATTACATGGTATTGACGGGTCATGCAGCAACCAAGTTTACTTTGGTGCCATTGATTTCTTCTGTACCAACGGCATGATACGTGGCGAGTATGACAAGGTGCGTAAGAAGAATACATCTAACTTTACTATGGAAAGTTTTATCTATGAACTGACACGAGCACGTAAGGACTTCTATGAAGAAGCCAGCAAGATGCAAGTGTGGGCAGAAACATCCACTAAGTATGTGGACATTCGTACTCTGTTAGATGAAATGATTACATCAGATCGTAAGGCAGAGAAAATGTATATGCTGTACCTACAAGAGGCAGCAGAACGTGGACACAACAAGTGGGCACTGTACTCAGCGTTCACAAACTACGCATCGTATGCGGATGAACGTAACGGGTTCAACCTACGTAACACTGGCAACGACACACAGGCTGTAAGCATGTGGTCACGTGAGCAAGAGGTATCCAAGTGGGTATCAGATGATCGGTTCATTCAGTTGGAGGCTGCATAACGCATGAGAACCTTACCACGATATGTACAACAACGGGTGTCACCTTTGGGTGACATCTCTTACCGTTTCAACCCGCCACAGACACTGGTGAATGAGGGAGTAGTAGAACGTGAAGAACTAGGTGACGATCCAAAAGTTGCAAGACAACTTGCACGTGAGTACAACAGAGACATTGATGCATACCGTGAAGAACAAGCTAAAGTTGTAAAGCTAAAGCCTAGCAGCAAGGTCACAGACCTTATCAACTATTACTATTTGTCTAACGATTTCAATATGTTACGTGACTCTACTAAGGTAGACTATAGGTACTTCTTGACTGTGGTACATCAAACAATTGGGTGCCGTAAGTACAAAGACGTTACACCTAAAGTTGCAAAGCAAGCATACGAGAAATGGGTTGAACGTGGCGTCAGCTTTGCCAATCATGCAGCGACATGTGCCAGCAGAGTGTACAACTACGGCATTCAAATGGAACATGCTGAACAGAACCCGTTTGCTAAGATCAAACGTAAGGCAACCAAACAACGCAAGAAAGTGTGGGAACATCGTGACGTTGTGAAGTTTCTTGATGTGGCATACAGTGACTTTCAGTACCGTAACATTGGGCTGATTGTGCAGATGGCATACGAGTGGTGTCAACGTCTGGGTGACATGCGTACCCTGCGTTGGGATAACCTTGACTTGAAGAAGCAACAACTTACGTTGGAGCAAAGCAAGCGTAGGGCAGAGGTGTTCCTGCCTATCAGTGACAACTTGGCAGAGATGTTGACAGATCAGAAAGGTGACTTTGGTTTTCAAGAATGGGTAGCACCGCACCCACAACCACGTCAGGGTGGGTTTCAACCCTATGCAATGGAGAGACTGTCCAAGGTTGGACGTAACGTCATGCGGTTAGCAAAGCTAGATGAAGAACTAAGGCTCATGGACTTACGGAGAACAGGGGTAACACAGATGGTGGACAGAGGTGTGCCATTGCCACAGATTATGTCAGTGACAGGACACACACATGTTGCATCTGTGAAACCATACATGAAACATACTTACGAAAGTGCAAATAATGCCTTGACACAGAGAAATGTATCTGTACACTTGAGTGGAACGAACAACATAGAAAGTGATATATAATGAATATACAAGATCATATAAGTGATATGGACATAGTTAATGGTGAGACTAAACGTACTAACTGCCCTGTATGTGGGGGAGTCCGAACATTTACAGCCACCAATAACATGGGCCAGCTTGTATGGAATTGTTACAAGGCAGGGTGCAGTGTGTCTGGCGGCACACGTACCCACCTTACCAGTGATGACATCCGTAAGTCTCTTGGTGTTGTAGCAGAAGAGACAGAGGCAGTCACCTTTCACAAACCCGAATGGATTGTACAAAATCATTTTGAAGTACAGGGGTTCTGTGAAACATGGGAGATTGATGGCCGTGATCTTGGATTATTGTATGATGTTCGTGAACACCGTGTCGTATTTCCTGTGATACACAACAACATCATGGTGGATGCCACAGGTAGAGCACTAGGAAAAAAGTTACCTAAGTGGAAAAGATATGGAAAAAACCCCTTGCCGTATGCATATGGTTGTGGTAAAACAGGGGTAGTCGTTGAGGACTGTGTAAGTGCAGCTATTGTGGGTGCGACAGGCAGTTCTGGATGCTCTGAGGGTGGGGTGTATGTCGGGGTAGCAGTGTTGGGCACCTCACTCTCAGAGGCACATAAGCAATACTTATCACGGTTCACAACGGTTGTAATAGCACTAGACCCTGACGCATTACCAAAGACACTGCAGTTTGCAAAAGAATTACGAGGCTATGTCAATGACGTAAAAGTTTTACGATTGACAGATGACTTGAAGTACCGTAACCCTACCGACATAGACAACTTACTAACACTAGGAGAAATATAATGGAATTATCATTAATACGCAGCTTAATGGACAAAGAGTTCTACGATGACCATCGTGGAGCCAAGTGTCCTGATCGTCTGTTCAGTAAAGATGTACGTAAGATCAAGCAGTCAATTGACACTGCTATGGATCGTTATGAACGTACCGTAACACCTGACGAGATAGAGGCATTGTTTATGTCAAACAATCCTACACTCACCACAGCACAGAAGGGTGCATACAGTTCACTCTTTAATCAGGTAAAGAAGGAAGCCCCTATG